TCATGCTATTTCTGGGGACGTTGTAGAGCATCATTCGTCTTTGCCTTTCATGTCGTAGAACCAGTCGTCACCTGCTGACCATTTGCGCGTGCCGTCCACGGTCCAGAAAGTCTGCGCTGCCTGGAAGTCAGGGAACTTTGTTTCAGCCGGAACCAAAGACTGGTCGTACCACAGGCACCGGTTGTTTGGCTGGCAGGCAAACTGGCCGCTCTCAAGCCGGATGAAATTAAACGACTTGTGCTCCTCGGCTTGCTCGGTAAAGCCGGTGTCAACGTCCATGCCGTCGGCACAAAAATCCACGGTGAACAAGTAGTTTCCGTAATACCACTGCCTGTCCTTGCCCAGGAATTTCACGCCCAGGTTACGCAGAGCGATCTTCTCTACGACCGTGAACCGGTAGCCCATGCAATCCCATAGCTGTAGGAAGTCAATGGGCAGATCACCGTGGTCTTCTTTCCAAACGTATGCGTGGATAGGCAGCTTGTCGTACAGCGCGCCGTAGGCTGGCAGCAAGGACTCGATCCTGAACACCTGGCCGCGAAGAGCTTTTATGCTGATCCAGACAGCAGGCTCCAGTTCCCCGTGGCCCTTGGTGAAGTTGTGCAAAAACTCACGCCTCACAAAACACTTTAATGGCGGCAGCGCCGCAACGATGTAGCTCATGCTTTTTGCTCCTTCAGCAACTGCTCAAGATTTATATCCACCTCAACCTGCGCAACCATCCCATCTGCGTAGCCCCTTGCATATGACGCCTCTTCCAAAGCAATCAACTGGTTGATAAGCCGCTGTTGTATTTCGCATATCCGCGTCAAACTATCCAACGCCAATTCTCTTTTGCTCATACGTTCTGGTCCTTCAATAGTTGTTCAATCGACTCGGCAAACTGCTTAAACCCCGGCGGGAGCCTGGCAGTTTGAGGGTCTATGAATTTCAATGCCATCAGGCGCTGGTCATCGGTCAGCCCGCGCCAGGGTTTGCGGTAATCCTGAATGTCGTCGTCATCGTCAATACGTGCTCTTGCCATCGCACGCTTGGCCGGAAACCCGCCAGCGCCCTGCTTGCGCTCCATCTCTTCCCAGGCTTCATCTTCTTCTGTTTTCATAGCATTCCATTCTTTAAAACAATGCAGGTGCCTTCAATCAAAGTGATTGTTCCCCCGCCTTTCGCGGCCATCTTTTGCAAATTTTCTTTCTGCGCATCTATTGCAGCGCGGCATTGTTGTTCTGACTTGTACCAGTTTTGAGCTTGCATAAATTCACAGTTTCCATTCATGCAAACAAAAAGTACGGGAACAAAAATTACTTGAAACATAGGATCACCCACCAAACAAAAGAGCCGATACCGGCAATGAAAAATATAAAAGCAATCACCGAAATGGCAGTGACTACCAGGTCGTCAAGCTCGTCGTCGTTCATCTGCACTGCTCCGTAAAGACCGCTGCCACGGTGCGGCATTTCGGTTGAGCGGTTTTATAGCCGAGATAGAAGCACACGACTATTAGGGTTGATACGAAGCCCAGCATTCGGAAAAAGTAGATGACGTGTCTCATGTCGGTAGCTCCTTGTTAAATACAAAATCCAGGGCCTGCAATGCCTGGTACAACTCCCTGATTTCCTGGCGCAGTTGCTGGTCGGTGGCGCGGCCCTCGCCCCTTAGCTCAGCCAGCTTGACCGTCGCCGCTTCAAGCTGGTCGTTTGTCATTGATCTTCTCAATCCATGCGATGACGTCGGACTCCAGCCATACCAAACGCCTGCTGCCGGGCACCCGAAACCTGGGCGGCAGTACATCTGGTCGGCGACGTGCGTCTGACTTGATGGTCTCTTCGCTTCTGCGCAAGAGCTTAGCCAGGTCAGCCGGGCCTAGCGTTTTCAAGCCCATGACGGCTTCTCCACTTCTGCGAGTTTTTCCAAGTAGTGCTGGAGCTTGCCGCTGTCATCGGTCCCGTCTTTGCGACCCGACCGCATCCCGTATTTGATGATGTTGCCTTTGAGGAAACCAACAAACTCGTCTTGTGTCAGCACGGCCTGCATCACGGTCCAGGGCTGCACGGCCATGTCTTTGTAGTGGGTGCCGCCCACTTGTTTTTCGTCTGCGCTCATCAGTCTGTTTCCTTCATGTAGTAGGTGGTTGAAAATCCGTCTGCCCGCAAAGGCAAGCCGGGTGCCCAGCTAATGTCCCGCCCCATGATCTCTTCGATCTTGGGCAGGGCGTCGTGGTCTGTTGTCTCGACGATGTCTTCGTCGTGGACGGTGAACAGTTGCGAATAGCCAGCCTCGTCCAGGGCAAGCATGGCCTCGGCCAGGCAGTCGCGTGCAATGGCCTGGGTGATGTTCTCCACCAGCTTGCCTCCGTAGGTGGGCAGCCTGGTCCAGGTCTTGGTTTTCTGGTCCATGCCCTCGTATGTCAACGACCCGGCACGGGCCACGGTGAAGCGCGCGCCGCTGGCCAGCTCACGGATCAGGTCTTCGGACTCGATTCGTGGCTTGACGTAGAACAGCTTGCGCCCGGACGGGAGCTTGATCGTGAGGAAGCCCGACTCCCAGGTGAAGCACAGCCCAGACCGGCCATCGGCAACCGTCAGCAGTGCTTGGTTTTTGTGCATCACCGCCTGCTTGGCCGCACGCTCGACCGCGTACCAAAGCTCCACGATCTCCGGGTTGGCCGTGCGCCAGGCGTCCTTGATGGGGTCCAGCTCGTCCTCTGTCAGGCCCATGGCCAGCGCGCCCATGGTCTTTAAGGCACCGGCTCCGCCCTGGTAGCCCAGGGCCAGCTCGGCGATCTTGCCCTTCTGCCGGTATGGCGACTTCTTGCCCACCGATCCAGGCGGCAGCTTGAACATCTGCTCTGCCGACGCTTCGTAGATTTTGCCGTGCGTCTTGAACACATCCAGACGCCACATGCACCAGGCCAGCCAGGCGATCACACGGGCCTCAATGGCGCTGAAATCGACCGGCATGAGGGTAGCCCCTGGCCGGGCGATAAAAGCCGTCCTGATGAGCTGTGACAGCGTGTCAGGCACGTTGCCGTAGAGCATCTCCAGCGCCTGGTACTGGCGGCTGCGCAACAGGTCGCGCGCCAGGTCCAAGTCTTTGAGCTTGTTCTGCGGCAGGTTTTGCACCTGCACGATCCGGCCAGCCCATCGGCCAGTGCGGTTGGCACCGTAGAACTGGGTCAGCCCGCGCACGCAATCGTCGGCGCACATCGCCCTGGCCATCGCGTGGTACTTGGACACGCTTGTCTTGGCCAGCTCCTGGCGCAGCTCAAGCACCCGGCGCACGATGGCGCTGTCGGTGTTGGCCAGCAGGCCGGGCACGGTCTTCTTGGTCAGGTCGACGATGGTGTCGTCTTCCTCTTCCTCTTGCAGCCACCTCAGCAGTTGGTCGCGGCTGTTGGGGTTGCCCAGGCCGGTGAGCTTCTCAGCCTCGGCCAGGGTGCGGGCACGCACGATGCCGTCGCATTCGATGGCAGCCTCGACCAAGTCGCGGTCCAGCTTTGCGCCCTGGGTCATCATGCGGTGGTCCAGGTGCCAGAGCTTCCACTCCTTGTCTGGCACGGGGAATTTGGCCAGCTTCTCTGCGATGGCGTCTTCGGAATCAACGTCCCTGGCGCAGTAGTCTTTGAACAAAGCCCACTTGGCTGGATCGTGGTGGGGCAGGTTGCGCGTGCGGCCACCGTTTGCCTTGGTCGGCTTGCATGGCAGGCAAAAGTATTTGATCAGGCTCCAGCCGGTAGACATCTTCTGCTTGTCCGGGGGCAAACCGACCACGCGGCCCACGTCGTTCAGGTTGCCTGGCATGCCCAGGTACAAAGCGTGGACGCTGGTGCAGCGCCACTGGGTGACGTCAAGCATGTTGATTAGGTGCTTGCCCAGGCAAGCCAGCTCGAAGGCCGCGTTGTATGCGGTCTTCAGAATCTTGGGATCGTAAAGGGCTCGGATGATATGGGCAGGCAGCTCTTCGCCCTGAGCCAGGTCGATGACGTTGACTTGGCCATCGCCGTATTTGTAT